ATTGAGGAATGTGCTGCTTTTCCTTTTGGTGAGCATGACGATTATGTTGACTCCACCACTCAAGCTTTGTTAAGATTTAGACAAGGAAACTTTATAACGCATCCAGAGGATTACGAGGATGAGCCTGGTGTTTTACAGATGCGAGAATATTATTAGGGGTAATATGGGAAAGAATAATAAAGTGGTGAAAGGATCAAGAGAAGGTTCTATCATCAATACAAAAACATCATTTAAAGATGGATCTAAACCAGATTTTTTAGATTTAGATAAAGACGGCGATAAAACAGAATCAATGAAAAGTGCAGCAGCTTCAGCTAAAACAGTAAAAGCGAAAGGTGGTTCGCGTACCGGGGTCCGTGGAACTGGCGTAGCTACTAAGGGTTTTAGAAAAGCAAGACTTAGCTAATGGCTAAAAAGAAAAAGTTTCAGTCAGGCGCAGCTAGTGTTTTAGATGATCCAAATATTTTGGATGTCTTGCCACAAATTCAAAAGCCAAACCTACAAAGCGATCAAGTCGGTGACATAAGAGCATTGTTACCCTTACTCGCTATGGGTGTTACAGCTGCAGCTCCATCAGTATTAAATAATGACAAAACAAGAGAGGGTAAGCTTAGAGAAAAAGGATATATAGTTCCACCAGAGGGATTATCAGATGAAGAGAAAAAACAATTAGGATTAGACGGATCGCCCGTTGGTGGTGGTACAACACCATTAAAAGATGAAGAAAAATTACCAACCACCACAGCTGGTGATTTACCTGAAGTGATACCTTCTAGCCCTCCTCCTTTTCCATTGCCAGAGCCTACAAAGGCAGAGCCAGTTGGAGGCGGAACAAGTCAATTGACTGAAGAAGAAAAGGCTATGCTTTTTCCACCGTATTTAACAATGGGTGATAAGAAAAAAGAATCTAAAGCCTTGGTTAAAAAAACAATGATGCCTACACTAGATGATTTACCTGATCTTACTGGAGACAAAAATATGGCTCCAAGGTTTAATCAAACAGAAGACTACATAAGATCTAATTATACAGGCACCGAAGAAAAAACAATTGATCAGTGGGTAAACGAATTAGTGGATCCACAAAAAGGATTAACATTAGAATTAAGAGACTCAGGACTTGCTGGAGTTTTATTAAGATTAAATAGCACTGATGGTGATAAAAAAATTACTTCAGCGCAACTACTAAGTGAAATTTTAAACTTTCCTAGTCAATTAGATGCTTTTAACATTCCTGGTTCAGATTTGAATCAAGCATCATTTAAGATTATGGGTAATAACCAAGAACTTTTCCCTCAGGTATTAAATACTGAATTAAACAAAATACAAAATTTAGAAATGGTTTTAAGACCTGGACCTGTTAGTGACTTTATGGAAAGATACAAAGATCTTCTTATAAGCGGTTATCAAGAATTAATGGGCGTTACAGATAGAGATAAAGCTGCTGATATTTTAACAAACTTAGCAACGCAAAGAAGAGATCTAATGCTTGAGTCTGATGTTACTCAAGAAATGCTAGATGCAAACAGGCAGTATACAATCTTTGAAGATTCTCAAAGAACAGTGGGTCAAACATTTCGTAACAATGTTTTTACCAATGAACACATGTCAATTGGTTTACCTGGAACTCAATCGCAAGACTATCAAGTTTTAACTCACAATTTTAAACCTGCATATGATCAAGATGCAAGATTAGAACAACACAATTCAAGTCACCCAACAGCCGATCATACGATAGCATTTTCTAGAGGCAGACAAATTATGAATGATGCGAACAATGAGACAGGTTATGTAATTATGGAAATGCAATCTGATGTTCACAGAAATTTAAAAGGTAAAGATATAACTTTTCCTGATTCAATAAATGACGCTAGTAAAAATTTCTATCCATTTTCAGGAGGTCAACAGTTTTGGGTTAAACAAGTTTTAAAAGATAACATTGAGAATGCTATTATTAAAGGTGATTCGTTTGTGGGTTGGGTGCCAGGAGAAGTTGTTTCTGTATACGAACAAGCAGACAAAGATAATTATAAAGGATTCAAAACAATCTATAATAAACAAACTGTCAAATTTATTGAGAGATTAAATAAAGATATAACTAAAAGAGCAAAACAATTAGGCCTTACAGAAGAGCAAGCACAAATGGCTACACTTAAAATAAAAAATGATGGTAGGTATGTTTTTCCTAACCAAGATACAGGATTTATAGAGGGCACCGCTATAAGATATAGAGATCAACTTAGATCTGGAAATTATCCTGGTTTAGAAGATTATGTAAGAGAGGGTCCAAATGGTCAGTTGATATTAGTTAATATGCCTTATGTTGATTTAAAAAAGTCTGATACCTTTGACCCTGAGTTATTCAAGAGAATAGGCTTTCCTCAATTCAAAAAGGGTGGTAAAACAAAATCATCAAAGGCAGATCCTTTGATTGACATCGAAATATTCTTTGAAAGCGTATAATGGCTATAGATAAAAAAATAAATCCTGAAGATAATCCAATAGTAGATAAATTTGCTAGCAGCCCTATCAGTATAGATATTGATGGAGAACCTTTGCCAGAGGGTGTAGAAATGTTAGAAGATGGTGGAGCGGTTATCGGTCCACAGATGATGCAGCCAGCAACGCATGACTCAAACCTAGCAGAGTATGTCAAAGAAGAGGACTTAGAAAATATATCATCAGATTTAATTTCAGATTATAATTCAGATAAAGAAACAAGAAAAGATTGGGAGCAAGGATATACTGAAGGATTAGACCTTTTAGGTTTTAAATACGAAGATCGTTCTCAACCATTTCAAGGGGCAAGTGGTGTAACTCACCCATTGCTCGCAGAATCAGTAACTCAATTCCAAGCTCAAGCTTACAAAGAGTTACTTCCTCCCGGTGGTCCTGTAAAGTGCAACATAGTCGGAGCTCAAAACCCTCAGACTGAAGACCAGGCAAAAAGAGTAAAAGATTTCATGAACTACCAGATTACCTCAGTCATGGAAGAATACGATCCGGATATGGATCAAATGCTTTTTTTCTTAGCACTTGCAGGATCATCATTTAAAAAAGTTTATTATGATGCAAATTTAGGAAGAGCTGTTGCAAAGTTTATTCCTGTCGAAGATCTAGTTGTACCATATCATAGTTCAGATTTAGAAACTGCACCAAGAATAACACATGTTTTAAAACAAAATAAAAATGAAGTTAGAAAAAGTCAAATAAATGGTTTTTATAGAGATGTAGAATTAAAACCTACAACTCCAAAAGATAATAGAATTTCAGATAAGTATGATCAATTAGAAGGTGTATCTTCTAATGAGCAAAGTCTTTACGATGACGAATGTACACTTCTCGAAATGCATTGTGATTTGGAAGTACCAGGATTTGAAGATGTTGGACTTGATGGTATGCCAACTGGAATTAAACTACCCTACATAGTAACAATTGATGAGGGCTCAGGTAAAGTTTTATCTATTTACAGAAATTATAAAGCTGAAGATCCGTTAAAGAAAAAAATTCAATACTTTGTTCACTATCGTTTTTTACCTGGTCTAGGTTTTTATGGTTTTGGTTTAATTCATATGCTAGGGGGCTTATCTAGAACTGCAACATCTGCCTTAAGACAATTAATAGATGCAGGTACTTTATCAAATCTACCAGCAGGTTTCAAAGCTAGAGGTTTAAGAATTCGTGATGACGATAATCCTTTACAACCAGGTGAATTTAGAGATGTAGATGCTCCTGGAGGAGATTTAAGACAAAACTTTGTGCCTTTACCATATAAAGAACCAAGTCAAACTTTATTCATGTTACTCGGTTTTTGTGTTGATGCTGGTAAAAGATTTGCAGCTGTAGCTGACGCAAAAATATCTGATTCAAATAATGCCAACCCTGTTGGAACAACAATGGCAATGATTGAACAGGGCACTAAAGTAATGAGTGCTATTCACAAAAGAATGCACTATGCACAAAAAATAGAATTCAGATTATTAGCAAGAGTATTCCAATTATATCTTCCGCCAGAATATCCTTATAACGTAACTGGCGGACCTAGAGTAATTAAAACAACAGATTTTGATGATAGAGTTGATATTATTCCAATTAGTGACCCCAATATTTTTTCTATGTCACAAAGAATTCAATTGGCTCAAGCTCAATTACAGCTTGCACAATCTAATCCACAAATTCACAATCCATACGAGGCTTACAGAAGAATGTATCAAGCTTTAGGAGTGCAAAATATTGATGCAATATTACCTCCTCCAGCTCAACCAGCACCGAAAGATCCTGTTACAGAAAATTCTGAATTACTTATGAAAAAAACTGCTCAAGCATTTCCACAGCAAGATCACGTTTCGCACATTTCTGCACATAGAGCATTTTTATCATCAGTTTTAGTGAGAACTATGCCTGATGTAATGACAAACATGACGGCTCACATATTGCAGCACGTATCACAATTAGCTACACAAAACGTTTTAGAGAAAAATAAAGAAAAGATGGAGCAAATTGCTCAACAATTTGGTGGTCAAATACCTCAACTTGTTCAAAATGAGCTTAATAATCTATTAAATGAGCAAATTGCACAGGTAGAAGCTGAATTAATGTCTCAAATTGTAGCTGAAGAGCAAGAATATTTAGAAGGTGGCGGTGAAGATCCATTAGTTGAACTTAAAAAAGAAGAAATTGGCATAGAAAAGCAAAGAGTTGAGACTGAATCTATGGCAAAAATGGCTAAAATAGAGCTAGATATAGCAAAATTAGAACAAAAAGCTCAAGTTGATGCTGCAAAACTACAGCAAACCGCAGAATTAGCTGCTCAGCGTAATAATATTCAAATGAGAAAATTAAATGCCGCTCAAAGAAGGTAAATCTCAAAAAACTATTTCAAAAAATATTAAAATGTTAAAAAAAGAGGGTAAACCTATGAAACAAGCAGTTGCAATAGCCCTTTCAAAAGCTGGGAAAAAGAAGAGAAAGAAAAAATAACTTGATAAATTTTGATATGTCATCATAAATAAGATATGACATTACCAACTAATAATTCTGAAAAAATGAACGTCATAACTGACGATTTAATAAACTATGCTTTTGGTAGTCACGTAAATGATGAGGATAGAATGTTAATCGCATCAATGATGCTGGTAACAGCTAAAATGATATATTTGCAAAAAATGGGAAGTGATGGTAAAATCATGTATGAGTCTGATAAAGAGGTCATTCTTAAAAATTTAAAACCAACTGTACACTAGGGGTCAACATGTTTAAAAAAACAAAAACAGAAGTCGTAAAAAGCAAAAATCCTTTTCCTACTTTAAAAGTGGGTTCTGATGCTGCTATTGTTTACTCACCTTTTGTTGTTAAAGATAACAAAGGTTCTGGGCCAAAAGGTCAAACAAGCAATATGCAAATAAAAAAAGTAGCTTTTAAAGGCGTAAAATAGTATAAACTTTGCAAACAAGGAGGTTTCTATGAAACTTTTGCAAGATCTCTGGTCACATCTTAAAGAATGGTCAGATTGGAGTATGAAAGATTGGATTAAAGCTGCAATAGTAGCTATAATTGTAATCATAATTATTGGAGCAATATAAAAAGATTTTATGGTATGGCAACTACTAGCAAAGCCCCTTCTTGGCGTCGTCGCTGATGGCGTCAAGGGTTTTGTCGAAACAAAAAAAGCAAAGCAAGAATTAAAACTTACTGAAA